GGCTGGTGGCTATGGGGCCAGTGCTCGTGGATCGGCTCGGGGTGGTGTGAGTGGCCACCGCCCGCCCGTGTTGAAGCCTCTGGCAAGATCCCGCACGTCAGCAACGCGGGGAGGGGAGTGCAGGCGTCGGGGCAGATCCCGCACGTCAGCGACGCGGGGATGGGAGTGCAGGCGTCCGGCAAGATCCCGCACGTCAGCGACGCGGGGATGGACACCTCCGCTGGGCGCACGGCGCTCGTCTGGCTGCGCCGCCTCACGGACAGGCTGGAGCGCGTGCGCGTGATCCACGGGGCGTGGACTCGCTGCCTGAACAGCCACTACGGCGGGGAGGGCGCTGGAACGGCGGTGTTCCTCGACCCGCCATACCTGGCCTTCGAGGGCCTCTACGGGGCCGCAGGCAACGTGCCTGTCGCGCGCGAGTGCGAGGAGTGGGCGAGGGCCAACCCGGCGCTGAGAATCGCGCTGTGCGGACACGCTGGCGATTACGACTTGCCGGGGTGGCGCATGGAGCGATGGGAGCGGAAGCGGCTCACGTACTCGGGCGGCGGGACGAAGGACCAAGAGGCGATCTGGTTCTCGCCTGCGTGCCTGGACCCGCAGCGCGGGCAGCAGGGCCTGTTCGGGGGTGTCGCGTGACGACGCGCACGCTCGTCTGCCAGCACTGTCGGCGCACGTTCGCCGGGGCGCGCACGCCAGGGCGCCCGGTCGCGTACTGCTCGGACGCCTGCCGGGTTGCGCGACGCTCGGTCGTGCGCGCTGCCGAGCGGCGCCGGGAGCGGCTGCGGGCGGCTCGGCTCGCGACGCTGCCGCTCGAGCCCGAGGCGCTGCGCTGGTGCGCCGGAGGTGCCGCGTGATCGCCGCGCTCTGCCGCAACGCGCGCACGGGCTGCGAGGGGCCGCCCCGGGACGACCTCTCCGGCTGCGGCTGGGGTGCGTGGGACTGCTGCCACGGCGTCGCGACGCACGGCGAGCTGTGCGCGCCCTGCGCGGCTGGCGCCACGCCGACGGCTGCACGGCTCGCAGGGAGGGCGCGGGGTGCGGCAGCGGCGAGCGCGCAGCGCGCCCGTGAGGCAGCGCGACCAATCGTGGGCCGGGCGCCGCCTCCGACGCGGGGTGCGCTAGGACTGCCGCCCCTGCGGCCAGAGCGGGCGCCGAGGGCGAGCCGCGAGACGCCGGAGGCGCGCGTCACGCGGGAGAGCATGACGGCACTGGAGCGCGAGCGGTTGCTGCTCGGACGCGACGAGCATGGCATGGGCGTGAAGATCTACCGGAACAACCGCGGGATCGCGAAGACGCCGGGGGGTGGGCGCGTCGCCTACGGAGTGGGCGAGAACGGGACGGCCGACTTCGTGGGGCGGCTGTGCCCGAGCGGTCTGTGGTGCTCGCTCGAGATGAAAGCGCCGGGCGAGGAGCCGAGCGACACGCAGTGGCGGCACATCCACGAGGTGCGCCTCGACGGCGGGTGGGCCGATTGGAGCGACAGCGCGGAGCGCACGGTGCGCCTCGTGCGCGAGGCGCTCGCGTGGGCGGCGAGGGGGCGGACGTGACTCGCCGAGACGATCCGCTGGAGCATGTCTGTCGCGCCAACGCTGACGATGACCTCCGAGACGTGCTCTCAGCCATCGGGCGGCACTCGCTGGAACCGCTGCCGCTTCGGCTCGCGCCGGGGCTCGTGGAGCACCATCTCCTGCGCAGGGTCGCGGACGCGGTGGCCGCCCTCCGTGCCGTGCTCCCGAAGGGGAGGTACGTGCTCGTCAGGCACTACGGCCCGCCCGTGGTCGTGTCTGCCGTCCGCAAGTGGATCGCGAGGTACCGGTGATCTCCGCGCTCGCCGCCGCGCTGGAGCACGCGTGCGACCTGCTGGAGCGGGACTGCGGGTGCGAGTACGCGCACGGGCCGGAGTGCCTGGCGCACGGGTGGCGGGCGCTCGTGCGTGAGGCGCGAGAGCGGGCGGCAGCGGAGCACCGAGAGCAACACAGCGAGGCGGCGGCCTAGCCGCCGATGGGGAGCCATGATCGTGCGACCTGAGCCACCACCACCGAGCGACGGCGACGCGCCGTGGGCGATGCCTCCGACCGAGGAGGTGCCCGACGACGCCGTGAACGTCGCCGCGGCAGCGCTGCACATGACGCGCGCGGAGTACCTCGACGCGCTCGACGCGGCTGCCGTGTGGACTCCGGGCGACCGCGCCAAGCTGCGCGCCGTAGTGGCGGGGGAGCAGGGCCCGACGCGCATCGGCCTGCGGCCGGTCGAGGATCTGCTTGCCAAGCAGATCCCGCCCCTGGAGTGGCTCGTCGAGGGCTACATCGAGCGCGGCGGCCTCGCCGCCGTCGTCGGCCCGCCGAACCTGGGCAAGACGCTCCTCGCCATCGAGTGGGCCGTCGCGTGCGCCGCGCGCGGCCTGCGTGTGGCCGTGCTCGAGGAGGAGGGCGGCGAGCGCGGCCTGCAGGCCCGACTCTCGCGCGCCATCGAGGCGCACGGAGGCATGCAGGCGATCCGCGACGCCGGAGGCAGCATCACCTACGCACTCAAGCCCGCCCTCTCGCTGATGCAGCAGGGCGACATCGCCGCCCTCGCCAACGAACTCACCGGCTACGACCTGGCCGTGCTCGACTCGCTCGCCCGCATGACGCCCGGCCTCGAGGAGAACGACAGTTCGGAGATGGGCCTCATCGTCTCGGCCTGCGACCTCATCCGCACGACCAGCAAGTGCGCGATCGTGCTCATTCACCACACGGGCAAGACGGCGTGGAAGCCCGGCCAGCCTCCCAGCATCGGCGACGGTCGCGGCTCTGGTGCCCTCGCCGCAGGTCTCGACGCCATCATCGCCCTCGTGGCCGTCCCTCCCTCCGAGCAGCAGTCTGGCTGGGTATCCATGCGCGTCCACGTCACCAAGCAGCGTGACGCCGAGCTGGCTCGGCCGATCACCGTGCGGATCGAGATGACCGGACCCTGCGCCAACGTCGAGGTGAGCGAGGACGAGGGCGCGACGCTCGAACAGCGAGACGAACTCCAGCTCGGCATCGTCGCCCTCCTCCGAACCCTCGCACGGCCAGCGTCCCGGGCCGAGATCGAGCGCGGAGTGAAGGGTGCCAAGAACCGGATCGCGGACTCCCTAACCTCCCTGCTAGCCTGCGGTGCGGCTGTAGAAGTACCGCACGGGAAGTACACCAAGATCGCCTTGCCACCCACCTCCCCGAACCTCCCCGAACCTCCCCCCGGGGAACCTCCCCAAACCTCCCCGACCTCCCCGCCCCCCGTAGGGGGGGAGGGGAGCGGGGAGCCTGGGAGCGGACGGAACGAGAGAATCGGGGCGGGGAGCCAGCGGCACTGGCAGGATGGGGAGGACGAGCCGTGAGCGCGCGGCTGAGCCTGAGCAAGCGCAGGGCGATCGCTGCGGCGCTGGATGCGCATGAGCTCACGTGGCGCGAGATCAAGGCGACGCTGGGTGTGAGCCTGGATGCGATCGCGTTCGTGGCCGACGAACTGCGGCAGGCTATTGACACCCCGAACAGCGCGGCCACTGATGGCTTACCCAGGACGGTTGCCCTGCGAGGTCAGGGGAACATGCCCTGAGGGCTCGTGGCGGCTCGTGATGATGAGCAGATGGGAGCCGCAGACAACGCCCCGATTGCCCTCGCCCGCGCTCCGATCACGCGCTCGGAGCTGCTCGACGCCGACGACCTGCGCGCTCTGGCGCGGGCCACGCTGCAGCGCTGCTTGACCGGCAAGGTTGACCCGCGCACAGCCGAGGTGCAGCGCAAGACTGCCGAGTTCCTGCTCTCCGAGCCCGCGCTCGAGCACCTCACCGACGAGCAACTGAACGCCGAGGTCGCGCGGATCAACGCCGAGATCACGCGCCGTCTGGCGAAGCGGGCGCAGCCATGAGCGCGGCAGCGGATGTGCAGTCCGCTACCACGCCAGGAGCGGCGCGCGGTTACACCGACTCTGTGTCGCCTGCGTGCTCGGTGCGTCTGCGGACGGGGCGCAGCGCGGATGCGGCGTTCGTGCACACGACCTGGCGGCGGTACTACCGGCGGCACAACGAGAGCGTGCAGCGGGTGCCCGAGCTCGTGTACGCGGCGGAGCAGCGCATCGCCATCGACGCGATCCTGAGCCGCTCGGCGCTGCTGGTCGTGTGCGACGCGAGCGACGCAGACGTGATCGCGGGTTACGTGGTGGCCGAGGGGCCGTCGCTGCACTGGATCCACGTCAAGGACGGCCTCAGGGGCTACGGGCTGGCGCGGATGCTCGTGAGCGCGCTGGCCGGTCCGCTGCTCTGGTACACGCACGAGACGCAGGACGCGGCCTCGCTGTGGCCCAGGCTGGGCTTGGCGCTGCAGTACAACCCGTACCGGGCGTGGGCTCCATGAAGCCCACCTCGTGCGCGAGCGTGCGGTGGGTGCAGCCGGTGCACGTCGGCGCGACGGCGGAGCCGATCACGCGAGCGGACGAGCGCACGTCGCTGACGGCGCACGACGTGGGCGTGACGCTGGCTCGGGGCGAGCGGACGGTGCTGGTGCCGTGGAGCAACGTGAAGCAGGTGGACCTGTGACGGCGCTGGCTCCGCTGCTGACGTTCGCGCTCGAGGCGCGCACGCTCCCGCACGGCGAGTTCGACGCGCAGCGCGCCTACGTGGACGACAACGCGCGGCTGAAGGCGGCGTTCTGCACGCGGCGTGCGGCGAAGTCGTACAGCGTCGGCCTCGACCACGTGCGCTCTGCGCTGCAGCACGCGGACAAGCACCTGATCCTGGGACTCACGCGCGAGAGCGTGCGAGGAGCGTTCTGGCGCGACGTGCTGCACGCGATCGTGCGCAAGTGGCAACTCTCGGCGACGTTCAACGAGACGCGGCTCGAGGTGACGTTCTCGAACGGCGGGAGCGTGCGTCTGCTGGGCATGGACGCGAACGAGAACGAGCAGCGCAAGGCGCTCGGGCAGAAGTACCGCAAGGTGAGCATTGACGAGGCGCAGGACTTCCGCACGGACCTCGAGCAGCTCGTGTACGCGGTGCTGCGGCCGGCGACGGCGGACCTCGGAGGGCAGATCAGCTTGACCGGGACGCCGAGCAACATCGTGCGCGGGCTGTTCTTCGACGTGACGAACGGCCGGCGCTCTGATTGGTCGCTGCACAAGTGGGACACGACGGCGAACACGGCGATCCCCGAGGGGCAGAAGGCCCGGATGTGCGACCAGTGGGCTGCGGACATCGCGTCGCTGAAGGCGGCGAACCCGCGCGTCGTGGAGACGCCGTGGTTCCGGCAGATGTACTTGGGCGAGTGGGTGATCGAGCTCGACAAGCTCGTGTACCGCTACGCCGCTGGCCGCAACGAGTTCGACGGGACGCTGCCGGTCATGGCGCGTGGACGCTGGAACTACGTGCTGGGCGTGGACCTCGGCTACACGGACGCGACGGCGTTCACGGTGGGCGCGTTCCATGACCACGACAAGCGGCTGTTCCTGCTCTCCAGCACGAAGGAGACAGGGCTCGACGTGACGGCGACGGCGGCGCGCATCAGGGCGCTGAGCGAGCGGTACGAGTTCGACCGGATCGTGATCGACAACGCGAACAAGCAGGCGGTCGAGGAGATGAAGAAGCGTCACGACCTGCCGCTGTGGCCTGCGGACAAGACGGGCAAGAGCGACTTCATCGAGCTGATGAACGGCGAGTTCATCATGGGGAAGATCGTGCTCGGCCCGAAGTGCAGCGCGCTCGCAGACGAGTACGCGGGGCTGATCTGGGACGTGAAGAGCGAGAAGCGCGAGGAGCACCCTGGGTGCCCGAACCACTGCGCGGACTCGGCGCTGTACGCCTGGCGCTACTGCTACCCGTATCTGAGCGAGACGCTGGCTACGGTGCCTGCGCGCGGGACGCAGGAGTACAGCGACCGCGAGGAGCGCGAGATGGAAGCGGACGTGGAGCGCAGGATCATCGCGGCGCAGGAGACTGCGCAGGAGTTCGGGGGGTACCAGTGACCACGCTCTCGCTCACGCTGATCCGAGCGCGCGGGCTCGTCGTGCCGAGCCGTTCGCCGCTCGACCCGAACCCGCTGCAGCAACTCATGTTCGGCAAGCCCGACGCGCCCGTGGAGCGTGACTTCATCGACGCGCGGGAGGTGGACGCGCTGCTGACGGCGCTGCGGCCGAGCGTGCACGCGCTGTGCGAGTACGCGGGCGGCGCCGAGAGCGAGCGGCTGATCAGCGCGATCGCGACGCTGCGAGGCGTATTCGAGCCCGAGGAGCGGCCTGCGCCGCGATTGGTGACGGCATGAGCACGACGACCCCCGACCCCTACGCCCCGCGCACGTGTGCCCACGGGCGGCTGTCCTGCGTGGAGTGCTCGCTCGTGCCGCTGTCGCGGGCGGGGCGCGCGATGGCCGAGGCGGGCGGGTGGAGCGAGTTCATGCGGGCGCATGCGCTCGTGCGCTTCGAATACGAGGGACCCGAGGGGCGCTACGTGATGGAGCGGCACCCGAGCGCGTTCGCGCCTCCGGTGGCCGACGCGGAGCCGCAGCGCGACGCGGACCAGTGCGCGTGCAGGCACAGCCTGAGCGTGGAGCACGCCGACGGCGGCTGCATGCACGGCTGCGACGTGGACACGTGCAACAAGACCGAGGTGGCCGGTGGCTGATTGGAGCGACGCAGAGGGGCCGAAGAAGAAGGCGCCCGCGCCCGCGCGGAAGCGCTGGTTCCGCGAGGAGACGGACGCAGGGAAGGCGAACTCGATCACGAGCGAGCTCGAGCAGCTCCGCGCGAATCAGCAGCAGCGCGTCACGCAGTACATCGTCAGCACGAGGCTCTACGGCAACCTGCCTGCGCTCCCGTTCGGCGGCATGCGGATGGCGCGGCTGAACGACAACGTGACGAAGGCGATCAAGGACCGGATCACCTACGCGCTCGTGCCGAGCGTCATCGACACCCTGGTCAGCAAGATCGCCAAGAACAAGCCGCGCCCGCTGTTCCTCACGAGCGGCGGTGACTACCGGCAGCAGCGCAAGGCGAAGGGGCTCACGAAGTTCGTCGATGGCGTGTTCTACGAGAACGAGGCCGACCAGGCGATGCCTGCGGCGATGCGCGACGCGTGCGTGTACGGCGACGGGCTCGTGCACGTGTACGACGACCATGGTCGCGTCGGCTGGGAGCGCGCGCTGTCGGTCGAGATGTACGTGGACGAGATCGAGGGCTACTACGGGCGCCCGCGCTCGCTGCATCGGGTGAAGGAGGTCGATCGCGGCGTGCTGGCGGATGCGTTCCCCGAGCACAAGAGCGAGATCATGGACGCGCCCGGCTCGTTCATGGGGATGGACACGTCGCTGACGAGCGATCTCGTGCAGGTGCGCGAGTCGTGGCACCTGCCGAGCGGCCCTGACGCGAAGGACGGGCGCCACCTGATCAGCATCGACGGGTGCGTGCTGACGCCCGAGGACGAGCAGGGCTGGGAGCACGATTGGTTCCCCTTCGCAAAGCTGCCCTACACGCCGAGGCTCTACGGGTTCTGGGCGCAGGGACTCGCCGAGCAACTGCAGCCGATCCAGATCGAGATCAACAAGCTCCTGTGGACGATCAGCCGCTCCATGCACCTCGCGGGGAGCTTCAAGATCCTGACCGAGAACGGCTCGAAGATCGTCAAGGAGCACCTCAACAACGACTTGGGCACCGTCGTCAGCTACACCGGCACGCCGCCCTCTTACGTGGTGCCGCCGATCGTGCCGCCAGAGGTGTATGCGCACTTCGAGACGCTCTGCCGCAAGGGGTACGAGCAGGCGGGGATCAGCATGATGAGCGCCGTCAGCACGAAGCCAGCCGGGCTCGACAGCGGCAAGGCGCTGCGCGAGTTCAACGACATCGAGAGCGATCGCTTCACGACGACCGGGCAGAACTACGAGCGCTTCGCGCTCGACCTGACGCGGCTGTCGATCGAGACGGTGAAGCAGATCACGAAAGGCGGGAAGAAGTACCGCGTGAGCACGCCCGCGCGTGGCCGCACGGTCGACGTGCAGTGGTCCGAGGTGAGGCTCGACGAGAGCGACTACGTGATGAAGTGCTTCCCCGTCTCGGCGCTGCCGCAGGATCCGGCGGGCAGGCTGCAGACGGTGCAGGAGTACGCGCAGGCGGGCTACCTGACGCCGACGACGGCGCGGCGCCTGCTCGCGTTCCCTGACCTCGAGGCCGACGACTCGCTCGCGACGGCGATGGAGGACCACCTCACCGACGCGGTCGAGCGGATGGTCTACGAGGGCGAGGCGTACCAGCCCGAGCCGTTCGACGACCTGGCGATGGCGCGCGAGCTGGCGCAGGAGGCATACGCGCGAGGCCAGACGAACGGGACGCCCGAGGAGAACCTCGAGCTGCTGCGCGTGTTCATGGGCCGCATCGACGCGCTGCTGACTCCGCCTGCTGCCCCGATGGCCGCGCTGCCCGCTGGTCCTGACGTAGCGCCGCAGGCCGTGCCCGAGGCGCCGCCGCAGTCGGATCTGCTGCCCACGATGCCCGCACCCACAGGAGCGCCCCAGTGAGCGAAGCCGCCGCCCCCGTCGTCACCCCGCCCACCACGCCCACCACGCCCGCGCCGACGACTCCGCCGGTCGAGGCTGCGCCGCCCGCGCCTCCTGCGATCCCTGCCGAGGTGCTGCAGCGCGAGCGGACGCTGCGCGCCGAGCAGCAGAAGATCGCGAACGAGCGGCAGACGATCGCGAAGGAGCGGGAGGAACTCGCGAAGTGGAAGGCCGAGCGCGATGCCGCTGCCGCGCCAGCCGACCCGCTCGAGCGGCTGAGCAAGACCGAGAAGGCGCTGGCCGACCTGCGCGCGGAGACGAAGGCCAAGGAGGACGCGGCGGCTGAGGCCGAGTGGGCGAGCCGTCACGTGAAGGCCGTCGAGGCCGCTGGCGACAAGTACGAGTTGACTCTGCTGCACGGATATGCTAGCGAGGTACCGGCACGCTTGAAGCGTCACTACCTGCAGACGGGCGAGATGCTCGACTTCGCGGCGGTGGCGGATCAGGTCGAGAAGGAACTCGAGGCGGCGGTCGAGAAGTCGCTGTCGAGCAAGAAGTGGAAGGCCAAGACGGCGCCCCCGTCACCGCCTCCCGCGCCTGCGACGCAGGCGGCATCACCCGGCGCGACTGCGCCACCCGCACCGAAGTCGCTCACGAACGCCCTCACGGGCTCGTCTGCGGCAGCGGCGCCGAAGGGCCTGACGCGCGAGCAGCAGATCGAGCGCGCGATCCAGGCGACGAAGGAGCGTCAGGCAGCACGCGACGCGAAGTAGGCCCCGTCAGGGGCTAGCAGCACCCGCAGGAACCTCACGCGACGCGCGAGGGGCACGGAGAGCAGCAGGCGCGATGCGCCGCACCCGTGACCCCCCACCCGTTTCCGCGTGGCGCCAAGCGCCCGCACGAGGTTCTGCGATGGCGTCTACTTACATGGATCTGAGCGCTGCGAACTACGCGCTGAAGGAACTCTACGACGGCCAGGAAGTCCCGAACGAGGTCTACAAGGACAACCCGCTGTTTGCGCTCGTCAAGAAGGAGACGAACTTCACGGGCGAGTACCACCCGCTCCCGCTCCAGTACGCCGTCAGTCAGGGCGGCTCCGCGACGTTCTCAGTCGCGCAGGGCGGCCAGACGCCGAACCAGGGCGTGAAGTTCCTGATCACGCGCCGCAGGAACTACGACATCGTCACGATCGACAACGAGACGATGCTCGCGAGCGGCAGCGACGTCGGCTCGTTCGTGCGGCAGGCGTCGGCGGTGCTCGACGGCGGGCGCGCGAACAGCGTCCTGAACCTGAGCGGCTTCATGTTCCGCGACGGCACCGGCACGCGCGGGGCCATCGCGACGGGCGGCATCACCTCTGGCGTGATCACGCTCGCTGACCTCGGCAGCGTGACGCAGTTCGAGGTCGGCATGTCGCTGCAGGCGAACGCCACCAGCGGCGGCACTCCGCGCGCGGCGCTCGGCTACGTGATCGCGGTGGACCGCGACGCGGGTACCGTGACGGTGGCGACCTCGCAGGGCGGCAGCGCGGCGAGCCCGAGCGGCTGGACCGCTGGCGATTCGCTCCTGCGCTACGGCGACAACAACGCGACGATCTCCGGCCTGGCCGCGTGGCTCCCGACGACCGCGCCCAGTTCGAGCGACAACTTCTACGGCGTGAACCGCTCGGCCGACGTCACGCGCCTGGCGGGGTGCCGGTACAACGGCGCCGCGCAGGACATCCCCGAGGCGATCCAGGGGTGCTTGCAGCGCCTCGGCCGCGAGGGCGGCAACCCCAACTACTTCGTGACGAACTTCGCGAGCTACACCGCGCTGCAGTATTCGCTCGGCTCGCGCGTCGTCCACGAGGACTTCAGCGTGGGCGAGGTCGGGTTCAGCTCGATCGTCGTCAACGGCCCGAAGGGCAAGGTCCGCGTGGTCCCGGATCGCTCGTGCCCGGCGCTGCTCGGCTACGCGCTGACGATGAGCACCTGGACCTTCAAGTCGCTCGGTCCGGCTCCGCAGCTCCTCCGCTACGGCGACGGCAGCGAGTTCCTCCGCGTGTCGAACGCGGACGCGGGCGAGGCGCGGTGGGGCACCTACGCGAACCTCGAGTGCAACGCCCCGGCGTGGAACGCGGTTGCGACGCTCTCGGCGTAACGCGGCGAACGGCTCGGCGCCGCGCTGCGAGGCGCGGCGGTAGCGGCAGGCCAGCGGGATCACGGTGGAAGGACAGAGGGAGCGGACAATGGCAAACCGAGCATTCGCAAACCAGGCGTTCACGTCGATCAAGGGGCGGGTCACGCTTTGGGCGCGCGTCACGATCGGCGCGACCGGAGCGCCGACGCTGACGAAGTTCAACCCGGTCGACGCGACGTTCTCCAGCGCGCCGACCACGGGCAGCGGTCCCTACGCCATCGGCGCGGAGGCGATCAAGAGCATCAGCCGGAGCGCCACCGGGACCTACGTGGTGGTGCTGCAGGACCGCTACCGGCGCCTCCTCTCGCTGGGACTGACGGTGGCGAACGCGACCGGAGCACCGACGGCGTTCGGGTGCGGGCTCTGGACGACCGGCACCGACGTCACCTCGGCCACCTCGCCGCAGGTGAAGTTCTCGACGCTGAGCAGCACCGGCACGGTGGCCGACCCGGCCAGCGGCGACGTGCTGAACCTCTGCTTCGAGCTGCAGAACTCCTCGGTGATCTGATGGCGATCACGACGACGGCGGTCGCGCGACAGACATACGACGGGGAGACGATCCACGCCGGGGATCGCGTCGACTGCCTGCTGACCGTGACGAACGGCGGCAGCGACTCGGTGAACGTTACCGACGTGGCGATCTCCGCGTCAGGGGCCGGCTACACGGTGTCGAAGCCGTTCCTTGCCCAGGGCGCGACGGTGGTCGTGGCTGGGAGTGGCGGCACGCTCAAGATCCCGTTCTCCGTGGTGGCACACGCGCCGCTGACGACGGCGCCCGCGACACTGGAGGCCGCGTCGACGATCTCCATCGCGACGCAGACGTACACGAACGACGGACAGTGCGTCGCCGACGACGGCGGCGCCTACTTCGTCGTCGCGCCGCTCACGTGGAACGCAGGCGGGGGAGGCTAGCCATGGCGATCTCGGCTGCGATCACGCTCACGCCCAGCAGCGTCACCTACCCGGCGACGTTCGAGGCGAAGTGCACCATCACGAACACCGGGAGCAGCGACGTCACCGTGACCGGATGCCATCCGACCGTGCTGGCGAACAGCGCAGGCGCGGCGGCGATGTCGCTCGGCAAGCCCGCGATCATGCCGGGGCAGAACGTCACGGTTCCGGGCTCGAGCGGGACGCTGGATCTGTTCTGGCGCTGCGTGCCGCACTCGCCGGGAGGCCCCAGCGACGGGTTCCCCGCGACCCCGGCAACGCAAGCCTACGTGCTCGGCGCCGTCGTCTACACGAGCGACGGCGCAGTCACGAACGCAAGCACCGCCTCGATCACCGTCACCGCCCCCACGGCCACCTAGGAGCCCGACCATGGCACTCAGCGCAACGCTCGGCGTCAGCTCGAACATGGCACTCAGCGGCCAGAAGCTCGACTTCACCCTGACGATCGCCAACCCTGCCGGGGGCACCGCCGTCAGCATCACGTCGGTGGCTCCGTACGTCTCGCCCTCGGGCGCGGCCTACAACCTCGGTCGGCCGATCATCAGCACGCCGGAGGCGCCGTTCTACCTCGCGGCGGGCTCCTCGCTGGTCCTCCAGTGGGGAGAGGCGTTCTTCTGCAACCAGGTGTCGCCCGCGCAGAGCAACACGCCCACGGGCTCGTTCCTGATCACGTGCGGCGTGCTGGTGCGCGACAGCAGCGGCACGCAGACGGCGAGCCCCACGGTCACGGTCAGCGTGTTCCCGGCGCTCGGCGTGAACACCGGCACGGCGACCGCGCTGCCCCCGGGCGGGGCTGCGTACTTCAACGCCAACTTCGACTCCGCACTGCTCTCGGCGGTGCGCGCAGCGTAGTCCCCGGAGGCCCGTCCTCCACCACCCGAGGCTACGGCCTCACAGCGAAAGGAAGCGCACATGGCTCTCTTGATCAAGGACGGCAACTCCGCGTCGCAGTACCTCCCGAACGCCGGGATCGATCCGATGTACTCGGCCGTGAGCAACGGCACCGTGACCACCACGTTCACCAACGCGACGGACGTGATCGAGATCCCGGGTGCGGCCGGAATCGTGGCGCGCATCCGGCGCATCGAGATCATCGGGACCACGATCGTCGCGGCGAACACCGTGGCGGCGACCTCGACCCTCTGCCGCCTGCTGCGGCGCACCACGGCGGGCACCACGGGGACGTGGACCGCGCTCACCGAGGCGGGCGGACACCTCGGCCGCTGGAGCGACCGGGCGGGCACGGCGGCTGCGGCCAGCGTGATCCCGGCCGTCGCGGGCACCACGGCGTTCACCGTCGGCAGCGGCACGCAGATGATCCGCCAGGGGTACGTCTCGTATCCCTCGATCGCGGCCGTCACCACGATGAACGCAGTCCCGGCGCAGTGCGTGCTGACCTGGGAGTTCGGCGTCGGCAACACCGCGCCGCTCTACCTCGTCGGGGCGAGCGACTTCCTGATGATCAACCTGAACGGCGTCACGCCCGTCGGCGCGCTGCTGTTCAACATCTTCTGGGACGAAGCGGCGGTCTAGGTCCCGGCGCAGTGAGGCAGGACGCGGGGTCGGCGCGGTCGCACGCGACCGGCCCCGCGCGCTTAGGAGGCTACTGTGGCGGCAGGCGTGACGACAGTCAGTGCTGTGACCGCCTCGATCCGGTACCGGGCCGATCAGGTCAACTCGTCGTTCGTCACGGACGCCGAGATCCTCACGTACATCCAGAGTTCGCAGCAGGAACTCTACGATCTCCTCGTCACCACCTACGGCGAGGACTACTACTCGTCGATCGCGAGCACGATCACCACGGACGGCAGCAACGACCGCTTCGCGCTGCCGACCGACTTCTACAAGCTCCTCGGCTGCAGCTTGCTCATCCAGAGCGGGACGCCGAACCAGTACATCACGATGCGGCCGTTCGCCTTCGCCGAGCGAGACAAGTGGAGCACGGGCGCGGTGGCGAGCGGGCGACAGACGCCGCTGCGCTACCGGCTCGAGGCGGGGAACCTCTGGCTGCGGCCGTTCCCGGCGAGCGGCCAGGTGATCCAGCTCTACTACGTGCCGCGCCTCTCCGTGCCGACGCTGCCGACGGACACCATCGACGGCGTGAACGGGTGGGAGGAATACCTCGTCGTCGACGGGGCGATCAAGTGCATGCAGAAGGAGGAGTCGGACTGTCGCGTGCTCATGGCGCAGAAGGATGCGCTCGTGCGGCGCATCAACGCGGCGGCGGCGAACCGTGACGCAGGCGAGCCGACGACGGTCGCGGACACGCGGCGGGACTACGACGACGGCAGCGTGTGGCCCTCTGGGTGGAACCCGTGAGCGGCGACGTTCGCACTCCGCCGAAGTTCGCGGCCACGCTGTCGGACGACCCTGCGATCAGGGAGGTCCAGCAGTACCTGCTATCGCTGAACTCCGGGCTGCTGAACCAGACGGCGCTGGCCGCTTCGGACTGGCGATGGGCGCAGGTGAACGCGAGCGGCACCTCGACGTGGGCGCTCCAGTACCGGACGCCTCCGTCGACGTGGACGACGATCGCGTACTTCGGCCCCACGGGCACGCTCTCGACGGCGGCGGGCGGCTCGCTGCCGAGTGGCGGCACGGCGAATCAGGTGCTCACGAGGACGGCGACGG